ATAATTCCTTGCACATTCTCCCCAATAACGAATTGGGGTTTGATCTCCCTAATGAGTCTAAACATTTCTGGCCAGAGGTAGCGGTCATCTCCTGTACCTTTTCTTTTTCCTGCGACTGACATTGGTTGGCAGGGGAATCCTCCCACAATGACATCTGCGTCTCCTTCTTTTCCTTTAACATCTTTTATATCCTCCTCTATTGGTATGTTAGGAAAGTTTTTTTCTAAAACTCTCTTACAGTATTTATCTTTTTCAACAAATTTTACGGTTTCAAATATTCCTGTAGAATCTAACCCTAATGCAAAGCCCCCTATACCAGAAAATAAATCAAGAACTTTTAATTTTTTTTGGTTCATAAAGATATTTTTCTTTAATTAATTTATTAAGTTTATCTTTGTTACTAAAAGCATACAAAGCAGCTTTATAATTTTTTGGAAATATTTCAAAAGCAATATCTTGTGAATTAGATAAACCTTTAGTTTCTACTCTTAAATAAATTTCCAAATTAAACTCTAAGTTATTTATTTTGAAATTTCTTTTTATTACTTGTTTCGCCATTTAAATCTTTCATCTTTTTAATTTCTAGTTGACAATAATGAATTATTTTTTCTAAATCTTCTATACCTGATTTGTTAAGATACCTACAAACGTATTTAATAACGTTGCCTTGAAAAAAAGATAAGTTGTTTTTTGATATAAACTCATAGGGTTGTATGTGAAACGATTTGTAATGTGATCCCCCTACCTGTTTTTCTTGTGGAAAAGAATCATCAAAGATACTACTATTTGTCATAAATTATAACCATGCCTTTCTATTTTTGCTCTCATCAAGTATAAATTTCTTTTGCTACGTGTTACTCCAACGTACCACACTCTATGTTCTTCATCTCTTTTTTTACTGCTTTTTACCACAGCCTCTCTTATTTTTCTAGCATTATCTAACACCAATAATACATTTTCTGATTCACCACCTTTTGCTGCATGAATCGTAGAAATTTTTATTCTGGCATCTTCATTTAATTTTTCTTTATTTGAAAGTAATAATCTTATATAATTTTTTTCCTCATTATTAACCTTATCAAAAGCCTCATACCAAGGAACTAATTCATTCCAATTGTCATCACTCATGTAATCTTCGACATCTTCTTTTTGTGTTTGTTCTAAGTCTTGTCCCTCTGACCATCTAGAATAATAAATAGCTGCTTTGTATAATTTTGAATTGTAGCTTTTGATATATTTGTTTTCAAAATATAAACCTTTCTGTTTTAATTCTTTTGCAATTTTGATAGACTTATCGATTGTGCGAGTTAAAATTAGCCAGTTATCTTTGTAAAGATCTATGTTATCTAAATTATTTATTTTTGTACAATTACCCTCCTCGCTTTTTGGAAGATAGTCTTTTGTGGCTCTAAGTCCCTCTATTCTACTAACAATAATATTAGATATATCTTGTATCTGCACTGGGACTCTTCTTGATTTTTTTAATACTATTTCCGTTGCAGGTTCTTGTATAAATCTATCTACATCTGCTCCTGCCCATGCGTAGATTGCTTGATCATCATCCCCTGCTAGATACATATCTTTAGTATTTGCTTTTAAAATATCAAACATCTGCCATTGAATTGGTGATAGATCTTGAGCTTCATCAATAAATACTACATCAAACTGTGGACACAGATCTTTCTTTTGTATGAACTGATGGATCATATCTGTAAAATCAATTAAGTTATTGTTGCCTTTATATTTTATGTAGTTAGCTGCAACATGTTTTAATATATTTGGTCTTATATCTTTACTGTATTCTCCTGTGCAATATTCATCCCAGACTTCTATATCTTTTTCTCTTGCCTTAGTTATAATTTGAAAGTATTCGTTATCGCAGGTTAAATATGGAGAGGAATCTAAATCTCTTTTTGCTTTGACACTTATACTTAACTCTTTACCTAAATCATCGTAGTGATAATCCTGCATAACATTCTCTTCATTTAATCCTAATGTGTGAAATGCTAGCGAGTGTAAGGTTTGAAAATATTTAAGATCTTTTTTTTGAAACTGTCTATTTTTATTTAGCATTCTTTCTTTTGCTTCAAGAGCTGCTTTTTTAGTAAAAGCAAAATATCCAATTCTTTTTACTGGTGTACCTATTCTAATATAGGCTAGCGCTCTTCTAATTAGTTTCTCCGTCTTACCTGTACCGGGAGGACCATAAAATTTTTTTATCACAGTATCTTATCTTTCTCTTGCATTGGAATTATCTCCACATCTTCCTCTTCTTTTTCAAAGAAAGACAATGGAATCTTTACACAACGAATAGGGTTATGAGATTTTTTATCTGTTTCTTTTTTAGGGTATCGTTTTAGATGACCTAGTTCTGCTTTGAATTCTTCAATTAACATTCTACCTGTCTTTTCAAATTTCATTTTCCATTCTTTATTTTTTAAATAGTTAAAGAAAACATCCATAGTAAAGTATGCAAAACCTTCTTCTTTTAAAATAGATCCACTACTAAACGATGTTGCACTTACTGCAGGAACACCATGAATATGTTCTTCTAAATATTTCTGCAGTAATTCTTTTGGTGATGTACCTGCAGGAGGCGGTTGTACTGTTTCAGTTTCTTTTAAATTTTCTATAATACTTTGAAACTCATCTTGTTTTATTCTTGGTGGAGCAATAGGTGTATGAGCACCAATCAATCTTCTACATTTCTCCATGTCCATTAGATAATTAATATCTCTTGCTACAACTTGTTTACTCATCTCTCCATCTTGTTTATCGTTAAAGTGAACAGTAAATCTAAACTCTGGTTCAGGTTGATAGTCTATTCTTATTAACGCTGACAGCTGCGGAAACTTTTTTTGTTTATCTGACATATAACCAAATTGTCTTTTTGCACACTCTGATTTGATACAAAAGTTTCTAATTGGGTCTTGATCACAGAGATGACCTGCGGTTGGTTTACGCCAGGATTTTATTTTATCTAAAACTTTTTTATCTCCCCACTCTTCATCGTATAAAATATATTTTCTTGCACCTTCTAATACTTTCTTTTCCCAAAGATCTGGATATTTCTTTTTACAAAACACCATGTAATTAAATAAGAATCGATCTCTTTCATCTGGTAATTTATTACTATCGTCAATTGTTTTTGATATTGCTTGTAGGCAAGGTGGGCCATCTACAAATTCTTCTGCACCACCTGTAAGAATGGTACGTATATGTTCGTCAATAAATTCATTTAATTGTTGTTCCGTTTTTCTATTAGCTTCTACAACTTGAACATATTGATCAAATTTAAATTCTGTACCATCTAAATTTAGTGCAACTCTTTCAGTTTTATTGTAGTATGGTAGGTTTATAAAATTACCATTTGTAAAACTTCCATCAGGCCCTGTTCCAAGTTCCGTTTGTTTTGGATATATTTCTGTTGTTGGATTTAATTCTAATGTATATAATAGTTTGTCTAAAAAATTTCTTAAAAAGCTAGCTTTGACTTTATCTTTTGTGTGAACATACAAATGTAATCCACCACTTTTTGATTTAACTGGTATAACTGGTAGATTATTCTTTTCTATAATTTCTAAATACTTTCTCGGACTAAAGTTTTGATAAGACTTTGAATCAATATCAATCGCACCGAAACTAACCATGCCATTATCATCACAAGGTTGTATGCCTATTGATTTTTCACCATTAAGATGTTGGATATAGTCTGTATTTGTTAGTTGTTTCCCTGCCCAACCGTGTTTTACTTTAAATTTACCTGTAGTTGAATCTTTGTAACCGTTACTGACTTCTGCGTATCCATAATCTCTTTTTAATCCGTCAAATATCTGTATAAATTTCTGTTCCATGCGATTTTTTTGTGGGCACTTCTACTCTCGCTTCGGTGCCCACAGCCTAGGATTCTAGTAGTGAGCGTCACTTGTTGCTGTTTGTTCTTCACCATGTTTTACTTCAACGTCCCCTTTAGAGATACTTTCAGCAAAACTTTTCGCTTGTTGGTAAAGATCAGCATTCTCTACAGGACCAGTCTTACTAACTTCCCAACCAAACCACGTGCCTTTATCGTTTGATTGTTGAGTAGTCCTTAATAAATACTGATGACTAAAAGAAGCTGGAGTAAACATTCCATTCTTTCCTTTCAACTTTATACTTTGCATCATACTGTTCCACTTTCTACTAATTTTTAATTGTGTAGATTTCATGGCAATTAATGCAGTAGTAGGAACTTTTCCTGCCACAATTACAAAATGTTGAGCAGT